GAACGTTTTTACGAAAAGGTTTTTTTGTTTTTTTATTAGTAAAAACTTCTACAAATTCTGTTTTTCCATTATTTTTATCATCACTTAAAAATTCCGATTCATAATTATAATCTTTAAAAACTATATTCGTTTTAGTTATTCTTTCTTTTGCATATTTTTGTGCATTAACTGATTCAAGTGGATTACCTGGAGGAAGAACCGGGTCAAACATATGTTTATTAACAAGATGTATTACCATAAAACCACCTGGTTTTAACCAATCAAAACAATTCTTAAAAAATAAACGTTTATCCTTAATGTAATAAATTGTAAAATAAAGACATGTTATATGACTAAATTCATCAAAATCAAAAGTTATACTTTTCATAATATCACCAACAATAAATTCATTACTAGGATAAAACTCTTTTGCTTTTTCACACATATATATCGATTTATCAATACCTACCGCTTCACATTCATGTTTAACTAAACTGTTCACAGTATGTCCTGTTCCAGAACCAATATCAAGAACTTTACTATCAGCGTTTAAATCAGCTTTATCTACAATATGTGATATTTCAAAATTATGCTTTCCCTGATCTCCCGAAAGTTCATCATAAATTTTTACATAAAATGGATCATAAATTGTATCAATAGATTTATTTATTTTAAGAGGTCCGTTATTCAAATCTTCAAAACCTTCTCGGGAATTTTTATATTCACTATATATATTCTTTAAATATACTATTATAATCCATGTTATAATGAAAATTATAATATTAAATAATGATAACATTTTTTTTAGTTTTTTCAACATTTTGTATATATGTATTATTGTTATTTTTTTTATATAAACGTGATTTAATGGACGTAGAAATAAATGATATAAGAACCGAAAAAGAATTAAGAATAGTATCCTTTTCTGGTTATAAAAGAACAGATGTTGTAAAACAATTATATGAATCACTTGTTACATCAAAAATGGAAGAATCATGCTATTGGAGTGCTGAACTTGTTTGTGGTGGAAATTACATGGATTTATGGAATACTGTTCTTTTATGTATGTCTAAAAATATTCATTTCGGCAATCCAAAACTTGCAAGTTATATATACATGCGAATGAATACATTTCGTGAAATAATGCAAAATGGATACGTTGGACAAGAACTAAGATTGAGAAATAATGAAAAATTGAGAAAAACGTTTTGTGAAATAATAGTAGTTTTATGTTTATCCAAGAAAAAACATAGCATCGAGCTTATAAAATTAAACAAAAAGGAAACTTTTGACTTGACAAAAATGAACCATAGATTTAAAGCAGATAAAACAACATACGCAAATACAATATTTAGAAAGGAAGACCCAAAAGAACTATTTGTAGCAATTAATGAAATTATGTATCATTTATCACCATCATCAGCAAGTGTAAGTGACGTATGTTGGTGGATAGAATGGGTATTGGCATACGAACAAGAATGTTCCAAGAAAAAAATAAAATGTATTTGTGACCGTCGAGAATATTCTAATGTTCCTGGAACAAATCAAAAGGAAATTATATGGATAATATGGGAAGCCATTCTTTTTATTTCTCAAAATAAAACAACTTTTATAAAAAAAACAATAGATAGCTTATTTAATATATTCACATTAAGATATACACCAGGTATAGTAAGAAGAAGACGACATATTATATATTTTTCTATATCAATATTATTTGAACACATCGATACAACTATTCCTCTTATAAGTAATAAAGAACTATTAGATACAATTCTTTTAAAAATAAACAATATTTATAAGCAAATTAAAAAGAGCGAACAATCTCCAAATACAGACTATTTATTTAATAACGTAAAACAAACAAATTTAGAACAAACAATAAAAAAATTAGATATTATGAATAATTTGATGAAGTAATAATTATGTATGGATAATTTGAAAATAAATATGTCCTTATATTATTAATGGATAATACCGCAACATCGCGATTTATGAATATGACAAATATTGCCGAAAGCACACCAATCTCCAGAGAATATGGAGGTAGTATATCATCAACTATTTTAAATATTTTTGCTATTGTTGTTATACTCGCATTACTTGGAATAAATATATTTTATTATTTAGGTGACGCTGCTGATTTTACGGCAACTATAGTTGACCCAATTTATAAATTATTTGGTTATGAGACGTCAAGCACAGTTAAACAAACTGTTAAAACAACAGCAAAAGGAGCAAATGTAGCTGTTGATTCAACCGCAAAAGCTACCAAACAAAGTATTGATTACGTAGAAGATATATTTGATGATACATTACCTTCAAACACTACAACTATGGCTCAATCAAAACAAAATACAACAAATACAACTATTGCTCAAGATAAATTAAATAATAGACCTACGGTTAATTCAAATGTTACAGCATCGAATGAAGATGACAATACTCTTACAATTAATAGTGTCACGCCTAAAAATTCTGGTTCTGTTGGTTATTGTTATATTGGTGAAGACAGAGGTCATCGAAGTTGTGCTGATATTAGTGACGAAAGTTTATGTATGTCTGGAGAAATATTCCCATCAAGAGATTTGTGTGTAAATCCTAACTTACGTTAAGTATTACTTTAAAATTTATATTAAAATTAGTAAACACTATTTATGAAACTTGTGTATTATAAATAGTGAAAATTATATCCATGTTAACCACTTTGGTTATATTTACGACCAACACCACTTTGTTGAATATTAATATTACCACTGTTATAATTTATATCCGAACAAATTCGATTATATCGAACTGATGACGAGCGCATAGAATTCGCAAATTGAGAATTTGATGATTGTCTATACCTATTATTTTGTCCATTTATAAAACGCAACGTATCTTCTCTTCTTTTATTCACCTGTTCTTCTGGTTCATATTCTATAAAATTTCCGTCAACATCAAAACAACGTCTAAATCTACCTTCAGATAATGTTGTAGATGGAACACATAAATCAAATGGAGATTCTGGCTCAGATTCTGGTTCTGGTTCCGGTTCTGGCTCTGGTTGTTCTGGCTCTGGTTCAGGCTCTGGTTCAGGTTCTGATTCAGGTTCCGGTTCAGGTTCTGATTCAGGTTCAGGTTCCGGTTCAGGTTCCGGTTCCGGTTCCGGTTCAGGCTCTGGAGGTTGCGGTTCCGGTTCAGGTTCCGGTTCAGGTTCCGGTTCCGGCTCAGGTTCGGGTTCAGGTTCCGGTTCAGGTTCAGGTTCCGGTTCAGGTTCCGGTTCCGGTTCAGGTTCCGGCTCGGGTTCCGGTTCAGGCGGTTCCGGTTCAGGTTCCGGTTCAGGTTCCGGTTCAGGTTCCGGTTGAGGCTCAGGTTCAGGAGGCTCTATAAGTATAAAATGTTCAACCGACTGACGTATAGTATTAATGTCTATATTATTTGGTAATATAAATGCACCTTGTTGATTAAACATATCAGGTGTTATTCTAATATTTATTCCAAAAACAGAAAACAATTGTTGTGATAAACTTGTGACAAGTGATGGTATTAAAAAATTTTTGAATACTTCTTTTTTAGAAATTGTATTAAATATATTTCTATTTGACCACTGACCTAACAGTATAATAGGTGTGTCTGGATCATTTCCTGTAAGTGATTCTTCATCATGATAATTTCCCATAAAAGTAAAAAAATATACATGTATAATATTACTTTCTATAGTATTGTCACAATTTTCAACAACTATATTATAAGCATTTTTTCTAAGAATGTTATCATATTCTTCATTATTGCTTCCAGTTAATGGCAAACTCAAGTTTGATATATATTTTAAAGTTGTATCAACATTATATCCTTTGTGGTCAAGAGTTGTTTCAACATAATCATAAACTTCTGGATCAATATTCAAAAAAAGATGATTAAATATTTTCTCATTAGAAACTTTAATTATATTTTTAACTTCATCTAACGATAACCACGACTTCATAACATTAGAATTATCATGAACCATACTCATATTTTTTACAATATGAAGCTTTATTCTGAAATTAAGCATTTCTGGTATTTCAGGCTCCGGTTCAGGTTCAGGTTCAGGTTCCGGTTCCGGTTCCGGAGGTCCTTCAATAAATGTAATTGTATATTCGTTATCACTTGTTTCATCATTATTTTCATTTGTGATAATTTGTTTATTCATAATAAATCATCACATAATTAAATTTTTATTTATAATTTATGTAGTTCTAAGTTGTTCATGAATGTTCAGTCCCACCCAAAAACCAGTTCAAAGACAAATAATCGAAATTCTTGTTTAATAAATTTGCGTTATTTGTCATTCTTAAGTCAGGACCGAGACGTAGAATATCATAAATTTTACGTGTTCCAATAGCTTCGTTAAAATATGTAAGGTTGCTTAATTTTCCATTAAATCCTCCATTAGAACCAGCATATATATTTCCATAATTTTGTTTTGCTACACCAGAAAGAATATGTCTTTTTGCAATATTTCCGTTAATATATACATCCAAATTTCTTCCACGAACCATTAAAACTACATGAACCCAATTTCTCATAGGAATATTTCCTACACTTATTTGTTCAACAATATGGTTGGTTTCCAATTCGTTTGTCTCATCTGGATATGTATTCATAACAACAACAAGTTCTACTTCACTATATTCATTACTTGTATTATTATGTTTTCTTAAGTATAATCCAGGACCGTTGTTAGGATAATTCATTCCTTGAGGGATTCTAGTTTCTCCTGCTCCTTCATTAAGTGCATATCCTTTGCTAATAAAATTCTTTTCTCCTTTATGAAATACATGAGCAAGTTTATCATTATCATCTTGATCACTATGTGGTAAACTTTCAACATACAACCAAGTAGAATATGTAAATTCTAAACCACCTCTTTCATCATTTGACCTATATATAGGTGTAGAATCAGAAAGACGCGGATCTTGTTTTATTTCTGCTTGATCACTTGCGTTCATCATACCTCTAATAAGGCGAACATCTGTTTTTGGATAAAAAATATACTGTATTATATTTATACCCATCTGCATTACTATAACAAAAATGATAACAACTAATATTATGTATGCAAAATTACTTATAGCACTATTTGAATCCATAAATTCTTTCGTTCCTGATAAAAAACTATTGAATGTAGATGGTTGAGGTTGAGATTCTCCGTAATAATTCATGGTACTCATACTTATATATATTTACATATAAAAATGAATTAATCAAACTGATAATTATGTTTAAATAGTTACACTTGTTGTTTCAATATTATTTTCAAGTAAAGCCATCTTAAACTTATATTTGTTAAAGAAACTTGCTAAACCAAGACCAGGAGCAAATCCGTCACTATAAGTGTACCAAGCTTTTTGAGGATCCATAGATGTATTCCAAAATTTAAACTTGGATGTCATTCCTGAAAAAGTTTTTCCTGTAGGTGATATAACAACATCGTCACTTGCGGATATTTCTGGAGGTTCGTCCATGTAACAGGTTTTAACAAGTTTGCCGTTCATATAAATATCAAGTGTTCTATTGTTAAAACTTACAATTACATTCACCCACTTTTGAATAGGAACATTTTTAACAGTACATGTGTGTTTTGATGTATTTTGATTACTCATACCTTCAATTCTTGAAGAACTAAGAAGAGTAAAAGATGATTGTGTTGAGGTTGATGGTGTTGATGTTGATGGTGTTGATGTTGATGGTGTTGAACAATCTGGATTTTCATAATAATTGGGTGGTTCATTTGTGCAATATTTTGCGTTTCCGTTTGGTTGAGGTATTGGGTTTCCACCAAGTGTTAAAGCATCCTTAGATACATAATATGCGATGGAGGTATTACCATTACCGTCATCACCCGGACAGTTGACAGAATCTGTATATGGGTCAGCACCCTCAGTTGGATTACAATTAGAAGCTCCCGTAATACCACTTAATTCACCTATATATTCATTTCCACTTCCACTTCCACCACTATTTCCTGAATTATTATTAGGAGGATTCTGGTCTAAAGTTACTATAAGGTCATTTGTGTGACTACCCAAAGCAACCTTTAATCCTTCATCGCTTGCGTTAAGACGTTGAAAAACAACTTTTTCCTCTCCATAATTTTTTGACCAATCATCAACATAAAACCATATTGAATAAGCACTGTTTGAGCTTCCACCGCTTTTTAATTTTGATGAAGGAACGGTAAGTTGTTCCTCAGCACCGCTCATAGATGTTAATCCGGAAGAAGTCAAAAATGTGGAAACAATATAATAAAGAAGGATTAGTATAATAACCACTATAAAAATACTTTTGGCGTCCATTTAATAATATAAGAATAGATTATTTTCTCGATTTACTAAATAAACTTCCACCATGGTTTTCCTTGATTACCAACAGTATTTCTATTTAGTTTATAAATATTAGAAATTGATGTTTTAGAAAGTTCGTGACTATAATAAGTAACATCTGTTATTGAACCATTTACTCCATTTTCGTCGCCAATAATAATTGGTTCATTTTTATAATCCCCAGGTATAACTCCTTGAGTAGAAGATACTAATTCACCATTAATGAATATATCTAGAGTTCCTCCTGAAAAGTTGAAGACAAAATTATTCCAACGTTGAAGAGGAATACTTGATGTTTTATATAGTTCTTTTATAGTTAGTTCTTTTATATGTAATGTTCCATCTTCTTGTTGTTGTTGTACTTGTGCTATGTTCACATCTTCATTATCTAATACGTGACATTTTACAATTAGTGTATTTGTTTTATCGTTAAATTGAATAATAGGTTTTTTACCATAATCAATAATTGTTTTTTCATAGTTTGAACCACGTGAATCCATTAAATAAACCCATGAAGAAAGAGCATAATTATAATTAGTTCTACCTTCATTATCTTTTTTATCCTGGAATGATTTTGTATCAACATCAAGACTAACACTTGAATCTAAAGATACTTGTTCTGTAACCAAGTCTTTACCATCATGAAGTATTAAATCATTAAATATTTTTTGGAAGTTTGGCATAATTATATAAAGAGTAATTAATATTAGTTGAATACCAAGAAGAACAAACGTGGGTGATGGTGTTATTTTGTATTCTTTGTAAATATATTCAGCAAAAGAAATAAATAAACAAGGCATAGCGAAGAAGAGACGTTTTATTACATTCCAAACAGTAAGACTTGTATCTATTTCACCTGTGCTTGTTTTACCTGGAGCAAATGACCCTTTGAAAAAATTTATAAATAAAGCAACACCTCCAATTACTATAAATAGAATAAGTGATGAATTAATAGCACTCATAATATCAGGATATGAGTTATTTAACCACGAGTAAAAAATATAAAATATAACCGAAAAGATTACAACAAAAAGAACAAATCCATCATATCCAAATATTTTTGAAATAGATGATAGTTCTTCGGTTGCTGACCATTCAAGATTTTTTTCTTGGGCATTTTTTCTGTATGATAAAATTAAAGATATCGATAAAATAATAAACATAACTCCCAATAACAAAGTCCAAAAAGAAAAGTATTCGTTAACATCTCCTATGTAATTGAATTTTTCATTTTTTACCATTACAAACCATGATAAAATGACAAATGTAATTAATAGTGAAAACATAAAAACTAAAAGTTTATTTCTCCATAGTGTTGTAATTGTGTTAGTAATTCCTTGTTTGAATTCACCATATCTATCCGAACTTTCATCATAAAAATATTCTTTATTTCTTTGATAAAAATTAGAAATAGAATTTGATACTAGATTATATGTAGTAAAAAATTCTGTGTTAGATTGTTGATTTGAAGTATTAGTTTTATTAATATTAGACATATTTACTATATATAATATATAAGATATAATATATATTATTTATTCACAGACGTTCTTTTGCTGTCTTTTCTCCATGACATTCTCTACAAAGAGCTACTAAATTATCTACATTATTTGAACCACCATGTTCAAGTTTAATTTTATGATCTACTTCGAACCATGCGTTAAGTTGTTTTGTGCAATGTTTACACGTCCAGTTTTGTTGTGATGCTACCCATTTTTTCTTTGTTTCGCTAACAGACCTCTTTGTAGCTCCTGATGTTCGTCCCCCTGTTTGTCGTCCTGATGACATAACTCTCTTTTCATTATCACTTATACCGTAAGTATCAAAGTTATCATTATATTTTGTTGTCATATCTATAAGAGGGTTAAATAGACTCATAGCTTCTCGATCAAAAGGCATATATTTTATCATTCCGTTGGCTTGCTTAAGTAGTTGTTTACTTTGTCCTGGTTTTTTTTTAAATAAAAGATAGAGGCATAAACCTACAAATCCATAAAATCCCATTTCAAAATATTTTTTGTTTGTCTTGAAATAGGAAAGAGCTTTCCCATCATGATACGTATTATATATTAAAAAACCAGTAACAATTAAAATAAGTATATCAATTTTCATATAGTATATGCAAATATAAATTTAATTAACTATTTAAACTACATAATGGAACAACAATTTTTATTTTCAATTGAAGCATTTGCTTCTATAATATGTTTAAGATGAGGGATGTTGGTAACACACTTATTACAATATTCATAATTTGGTATTTTACATTTAATACAAACAGATTTTTTACAATATGTACATGTATGTATAATATTAGGCCATCCACATAAATGACAAGTATGAGGATGAAATTTGGATGGTTCAACTTTACCAGCATTTATTGCGCATTTTCTTAAAGAGCGCGTTATAATAGATTCTATATTTTCTTGAGGGATTATTTTGTTTTTATTCATGGTTCATTATTCTTTTTATATTAAAATATTAGAATAAAAAGAAGTCAATTTTAAATACGCCTTCTATTGTTTTTTTTCTTAGTATTATTTTTAGCCTTTTTATTACTTTGTGATGATTTTTTTGTCTTATTTTTTTCTGCTCTTTTCATTATTTTTTCTACATTTTTTCTTTTATGTGTTTGAAGTGCCTTGAAATTTATTGTTTTTGTTGACTTCAAAAATTTAGTTTGTGGTGTTCTTGGTGAAACAGAATTTAATATAATTTCTTTACCTCTAAGAAGTTCATTTAGACTTTTGATATCTTTAACAAGTTCTATTAGATTTATAGGTTTATGAGCATCAAATAAAAGATGTTTTGTAATAACGTTTCTAAGTTTTTTATAGAAGTCTTCATTTACTATATTCATTTTTTTAGAACGAGTAAAAAAAGCAAAATATATTGTTATAAATCCCCAAATATCAGCGTTAGGTAAAAATACTTTAAAAAAATATTTTTTAAGGTCAAATCCATATTTTGAATGTTTCCAATTAAATAACACTTGTGTTATATAACCTACAAGTTCTTCATGAAAGTCATAATCACTATCTTCAAATATGTGATTATTGTATATGGGTTTTAAATAATCATAATGACCACTTCCTATTTCTTTTGATATTAGAAGTATTTCTTGTTTTACAAAAGTTTCTACAATTTTATATGTATAGTTTTTTTTATTTGATTGATAAAAGTCATCGATCCTTGTTAAAGTTCCTGGATTAAAAAGAATGTTTGAAAATGGTAAATTGGATTGTAATGGTCTATTAGCAATAATAGATGGTATATTATCTTTAGATTCAACTATACCAGATAGACCCCAATCAGTAAGACGTGTGGTAAATTCTTTATCTACAAGAACATTTGTATCTTTAATATCAAAGTGGTAAACCTTATAATAATTCATAGGTATAATACCATATTTCAATAATTGAATAAGTGAATTGTTTAATTTTAAAAAATCATCTATATGAGTAAGATCTTTACATTTCATATCTACGTCTTTACCTCCATCAGGTAATGTAATGGAACGCATTCTATTTAAGTTGGATGGTTTATTTATTGTTTTAGAGTTGATATTTGCTTTATTGCTTAGATGGTTACATTTTTTATTAAATCCAGGTAAATCGATTTTATTATTTAATGGTGAAATTTTACAAACGTTGTATGGGAACATAAAAAGAGATCGATAATTTGGAATATTTGAAAGAATTTTTGATATTTTTGATATTTCATTATATTCAAGATATGCTTTATCAAGAACCATTAATTTACTGACTCCATCTCTTCGATTCTTTTCTGTTTTACATTTGAGTGCTGGTCTAAAAACACAACCATAACCTCCTTCTGCAAATGCTTTTCCTCCATCTATATTTTTATTACTATTATTATTATCCATACTACACTAATATTATATTGTGATATTTTTAATTTATATATAAATAAGTACAATATTATTCATATTAATTAATATTTCTGCAAATATTAATTAATTAATCGTGTTTATATATAGATTATTTTAAATGTCCGTCCGGTTTCATATTAATGTTTTTTAAATATTTTTGCTAGAACGCTAGAAAATATATGAATATTATATACCAATTTCATTAAGTATTACAAATAAAATAGGTATATATGCTGAAAAGAAACACCATTTACTATCACTTGTTTTAGCATTATACAATCTTGAAGATAAGTATCTTGTTAATCCAGCGGCAAGAATTATGATTCCTTTTATTTTATCATTTAATAAAAATGGAGCTAACAAAAATACAAAGTAATATAAATAAAACGCAATATTACCATATTCTTCTGTGTATGCCCATTCCAAAGCACCATACTTGTTTGCTTTAGAGCAGTAAGGCCTTTTATCTGTAGAAACGTTATATATTGTTTTTAATAATATTCCAAAAAGGATTAAAACTATATAATAGAGCGTATTTCTATTTAAAATAGTTGTGTTAAAAATATAACCACCTAAAAATATTGATATAAGTTGTAAAGATAAAACTGGTAAAACCATTCTCGATACGATGTCATTTATTATTCCGCATTTTTGATCAATCCACATAAAATATTCTAAAAGCTGTATCAATATGACTGTAATAAAAAATAAACCGATGTGTTTATATATTTGGGAATTAGAAAATAATAGTAAATATAATGAAGTTGTTGAACCTACTAAAAATGATGATAATGATGATTCTGGACTATAACACATAACACATAATATATAATATATAGATAACATGAAATTTATGAGTAAACAAAGAAACATAATACGATTAAAACAATTACTATGTAAATCCATATATGAAATTTCAAGAAGAATGACCATTCACTTTTTTGTTGTTGTATTGGTTTATAATTATTATAATATTTATCCATCGATTCTTGAAATGTTGTTTGTGGTATTTCAATAGATTTATTAATTCTATTTTCAATAAAATGAACCCAACGTAATAATTGATCTCGTGAATCAAGATATGGTGTGCATGGATAATTTGTAAGTATTTTACTAAACTCATCTGATGCTTTTCTATGAGGTAAAAATAACGGAAGATTTTGAATAAAAGTATAATATTTCTTTTTTGCAACATTATTTGGCGTTTTAGGATAAGTCATACATATTGAATATAGAACAAACCAGTAATGTGGTCCCCATACTTTTGGATTAAGGTCAAGATTCATATAGTAAACAATATAAAAACAAATTTACATTATTACATAATAGTTATTATGAAAACCACATTATTTTGTAACAATTGTGGAAAATCAGGTCATCTTATATTAGAATGTAAAATGCCTATAACAAGTATAGGTCTTATTGTATTCAGGAGAAATAAAGGAAATATAGAATATTTAATGGTATGTAGAAAAGATAGTTTTGGATACTCAGATTTTATTAAATGTAAGTTTCCAATATTAGACGATAGTTATTTAATGACATTAATAGATGAAATGACATTATGTGAAAAAGAACGATTAATAAATGTATGTAGTGTTATCGAAAATAATAATTTAGATAACTTATCGTATTCAGGACTTGAAAAGAAGGTTGCGTTTATAAATAGTGAGCTTAAAAAGAATGATTCTTGTAAAAATATAAGTGATATTATAAAAAAAAGTAATACAAAATGGGTTGAACCAGAATGGGGATTTCCCAAAGGTCGTCGTAATAATTTAGAAAAGGACCTTGATTGTGCTATTAGGGAGTTTGAAGAAGAAACGGGATATAAAAGATCATCTATGAAGTTGATTGAGAATGTAATACCATATGAAGAAATTTTTGTAGGTTCAAACTATAAAAATTACAAACATAAGTATTACGTAGCATATATTTCAGAAATTAATGATAATTGTAAGTTTCAAAAAACAGAAATTTCTAATATGAAATGGTTATCTTATGATAAATGTATAGAATCCATAAGACATTATAATTTAGAAAAGTTGTCAATATTGAAAAATATTAATAATGTATTAAACACATATAGAATATATGACTAGTATATATTGAAGACATGTCAGAAATAAAAGATAATGTTATTGAAGAGGATATATCAAATATAGATAATAATTTTTTATACCCTCATACAAATGACCCTAATTTCAGTTTAAAAATTTCACATAAAAAAGAATTTTCTGAAAACAAACAAAGTTATTTCGAATCAAAAAGCGAAAAAGAATTCAAGGAAACATCAGAGAAACTAATTAATGGTATTATGATGTTGTCACCGCATCAACTTTTTATAAGAAATTTTTTATCATCGTCTACACCATATAATAGTTTGCTTCTTTTTCATGGTCTTGGTTCTGGTAAAACGTTAACGTCGATTGGCGTTTCTGAACAATATCGTGAAGACATGAAAAATACTAATAATTTTAAACCTATACTTGTAGTTGCTTCTCCTAATGTTCAAGATAATTTTCAATTACAATTATTTGATAAGAGAAATTTAACTTTTGAAGGTGGATTATGGAGATATAATGGAACAGCAAATAATTCCTTTTTAAAGCAGCTTAATCCTATGGGATTAAAAAACTTATATTCTGGAACTAAAGAAGAAAAAGATAAATTAATAACAAAAATAAAGTCGATTATTAAACAAAATTACGTATTTATGGGTTACAGAAAGTTTTCAACATATATACAAAGTCTTGAAGAAAGAAGTACCATAGGAGGAAAATTAAAAATGACAATTTTCATAAAACTAATAAATTTAGAGTTTGACGATAGAATGATAATTATTGACGAAATACATAATATAAAAAAAATAGAAGGGGCGACAGCATCAGCTGATAAAAAAGTAGTAAAAAGTATTTTAAGTGTTATAAAAAACAGTAATAATATGAGATTACTATTATTAAGTGCTACACCTATGTATAATGATTATAAGGAAATAGTATGGTTGCTTAATATGTTAAATTTAAATGACGGAAAAAAAGAAATATATGTTAAAGATATTTTTGATAAAAATGGAAATATAGATGAAAATGGTAGAAGAAAACTCATAGAAAGATCAAGGGGGTATATTTCATTTGTAAAAGGTGAAAATCCATACACGTTTCCCTATAGAATATTTCCATCATTACACAGTCCAAATCATTCTATACTTAATAGTGAAAAATTTACGTATCCAAAAAGACAGATGAATGGTGCATTTCTTGTAGAAGAAAACACAAAGATACAACATATAGATTTATATGTTACCGAAATGGGTGAATTTCAAAAACAAGGTTATAGAAGAGTTAGAGAACAAAATCTTGATAAAATAAAGCATGTGGTTAGACCGGATAATGAAAATACAGACGCAAGATATAATTATACTATTATGCAACCATTAATTGAATGTTTAAATTTTGTATTTCCGGATCCAACACGAGAAGATGGTGATTTAAGATCTGTTCTTCATGGGAATAATGCGATGCGAACGCTCATGACATTTGAAAAAAATGTAGACCAACACTATAAGAAGAATTATGATTATAAACCAGAGACAATTCAAAAATTGGGTAGAGTTTTTTCTTATGAAGAAATAGGAAAATATAGCGGAAAAGCAAAAGATATTGTAGATAAAATATGGAATAGTGAAGGTGTATCAATTATTTATAGTCAATATATTGATAGTGGTATTATACCTATGGCACTTACATTAGAAGAAAGAGGATTTATACGTTATGGAGAAACACCATCTTTGTTTGATCCCGAATATATAAAAAGAAATAATATAAAACCGGTTGATTATAAGTGTGAAGAAAAAAAACCTGGAACGAAAAAGTTTGTACAAGCAAAATATGCGGTTATATCAGGTGATAGTTTATTAAGTCCCAATAATAAGAACGAATTAATATCAGCAACAAATGATAGTAATAAAAATGGAGAAGATATAAAAGTCATTTTTATAACAAAGGCTGGTTCTGAAAGTCTTGATTTTAAATTTATTAGAAATATTTTTGTTATGGATCCTTGGTATAATTTAAGTCGTATTGAACAAATAATAGGAAGAGGTGTAAGATTTAAAAGTCATAAATTACTTGATTTTGAAAATAGAAATGTAAGTATTTATTTATACTGTTCTAACCCGATTGAAGATGATAATGAAACTGCTGATATGTATATTTATAGAAGGGCTGAGAAAAAGTCTATACAAATAGGTAAGGTAACACGAATATTGAAAGAATCATCGGTTGATTGTGTGCTAAATGAATCTCAAATATTGTACACAAAAGAAAATATGAATTTAACAATTAAACAAAGAATATCTAATGGAAAAACAATTAATTATGATGTAGGAGACAAACCATTTTCACCAAATTGTGATTATATGAATACATGTGTTTATAAGTGTGAAAATACCCATGATTTAACAAAAGGAAAATTAGGAATATCAAGTGACACATTTAATGAAAAACTTTCTGTAATAAATATGGAAGTTATTATGGGAATAGTAAAGGAACTTTTTTCAAAACAATATATTTATATAAAGGAAAATCTTATTAAGGATATACAAGAAATAAGAAAATTTTTGACAGAGGAAATAGATATAGCTTTAGAAAATATAGTGAATGATAATATGTTTATAGTGAAGGACCATTACGGTCGTCCCGGATATATTGTTAATGTTGGTGACTATTATTTATACCAACCTGAAGAAATTAACGATAAAAGTATATCTCTATTTGAAAGGTCTACACCACTTGATTACAAGATGTCACATATAAAAATTAAAGCAGATTCTAGAAAGATAAATCGTTCTGTAAAAGAAATAGAGGATTTTGAAAACAAATATAATCAAATAATTAAATATTGTCAAAAACCACCGAGTGATTTCCATAAAGACCCCAAAACAAAAAAATGTATTATTGATGATGATGAAATTGTTGTTGGTAAGTATGAATATTTGGGATATAATATAATTATAAAATTTGTTGATAATGTAGAACCTTCTATTTTAAATTCGTGTATAATAGAATATTTGTTTGATAGAACAAGTATTAACGAAAAACAAAAAATATTAGAAAATATTGAGAAAATAAAAAAAAATACAGACGAATATAGTAAATATCTATATGAGTATTTATTGAATCATAGTATAGAAAAAATAGAAGAGGGAAAGAAAAATATTTATTTTATTTTTGAACATCAACATGATTATGTAGTTTTTGGTAAACACAAAGAAAATGGTTGGAAACAAGAGCCAACACTTAAAAAATATTTGGAAAATGATATTAAATCAAAAAAAGAAATTACAGTTAATAAAATAAGTGAGTTTATTGATGAATATATTGGCCTTATGTTACAGTTGGGTTCTAAAAAAACATCAAAGGATATGAGAATTGATTTTAAGATGAAATATATGAAAAATAAAAAAGGACGTTCGTTTTCTGGAATTGACCATAATAAAAATTTAAAAATAGAATTAATAAACGAATATTTGTATGGTGGACAAGTCGGTGATATTTTATGTAATGACGGAAAAAGAAAAATTATATGTGATACAATATCAAAATATGAAGAATATTATAATTTTTGTGGCGAATCAAGTCCTATGAGAATAAAATCAATTACCGTATTAATGGAATTAACATTTAGATATTATGATAAGATAAAATATAAAGGGAAAAGATGGTTTTTAGACCCAATTGAATCGTTAATGACAGAAAAATCTAAAACAATTCTTCTATAGTTTGTTTGAAAATTAATATTATAGAAACAAATGTAAAAAATAAAATTGAAAATATATAAATACTTTGTATAAAGTATATATATATGTCGTCAAAAGAAGAAGCTAATATTGGAAATGAACAAGAACCTCAAACACCAGATGGAAGTCCTCCTGGAACAACCGAACAAGAAGCTAGAACACCCAGCGGAAGTCCTCCGGTTTCAACTGAACCAATTCAAGTCGATAATATTATTGAAGAAAATATAAATAAAAAAATAGTTAAATCAAAATTTATCAAAGAAGATAAAAGAAAAAATTTTGGTGTGTTCATAAGATGTGTCAGTACAGAAAAATTATGTATTTCTCTATCAAATATTGGTGGAAATATAACAAATACAATAAAACTAATTTTATCAAAAAATATAGAAGGAAAATGCGGAGAAAATGGATATGTAAAAGAAGGTTCTGTTGAAATTCTTAGTTATTCAAATGGTGTATGTAAGGGGTCATCTATTGTATTTGATATTGTTTATGAATGTGAAGTATGTAATCCTGTTCAAGGGATGAATATTGAATGTATTGTAAAAAATATAACAAAAGCCGGTATTCGTGCTGAACTTGAGGGTTATGATAATTCTCCAATAGTTGTATTTATAGCTCGAGATCACCATTACTCCATAAAAGAGTTTTCATCAATAAATGAAGGCGAAAAAATACAAATAACTGTCGTTGGACAGCGGTTTGAATTAAATGATAAGTATGTTTCTGTAATAGCAGAACTTGATGTTAAATATCTTAAAAAGAAAAATGTTGGAAAACAACGTATCTCAATTATGGAAGATTAAATATACATATCAAATTATTTTATAAACAGTTTTTGATAATAAGGCATCAATACACTTTTAGAAGATTCTAAAATATCTTTTTCATATATCATCATAAAATAACATCTTAAACATAATAATATATCAACAGATGAATCGTGTAATTTTTCTTCATCTATATTTTCTGTAAACAAAACATTATGAAGTTCTAATTGTTTTGGAAATTTTTTATAGGTTTTATATCCCTTTTTAACAACTATATTACACAAATTAATAGAATTATTCATGGTGCAATAATGTGTTTTTTTAGGATCAATTATATTTATAATACGACCCGTAATATTTCTCATGGACTCGATTGTAATCATCGTGTTATCAAATTTTAAATTATGAGCAACAAGTGTATCACAACTTAAATAACATTTCTTGAATTCATATAATGCTACATTAATATCAATACCTTTTTCATTCATTACTTCTCTGGTTATTCCGTGTAATTCTATACTTTCAGGTGTTATTTCAATATTATCTGGTATATTAATAACATAATCATAAAAGTCTATTTTATCAAGTTCTGTATCATATAATACAAAACTAAGTTGAACTATATAAGGAAACATTTTCAAATATTGTCTCATAATTGGAACATTTTTTGGAAGGATGTTTGTAGTTTCTGTATCAAAAACAAGAATCTTCATTATATTTTATTTATACATATAATGAACGTCTTTTATTTTCAATTTTGTATTTAAATACTTATATATTATTCGTAAATTTATACTTTAAATTTTGTAAATAATATAGTAATATAAATAACATGCAGTTTCCTACAGAAAATGAAATGTTACGCCTTTTTGAAATAGGTAAAAAAAACAATTCAGTTACACTTGGTGATATAATGAAATTTTTTAATATTGAAACGTTTGATGATAATAAGGTTGATGAAATTGGATACCATTTACAAGTATTTAGAAAAAAAGATACTTTAAACGTTTCTTATTTACACGGGCATATTATTCATTTTGCTCTTATTAATTACTTAAAAGATAATCTAGATATAAAAAATGTTAATATTTTTGAAACAGGAACAGCAAGATGTTTTAGTTCTATTATTATGGCGTATACTTTAGATTGTATGAAAAGAAATGGTATTATAAATACATTTGATATTAAACATTATAATTCTAAAACAGAGGCTGAATGTCTATGTGCTTCTATAAAAAAACAAAAGGTATCAACTACAGATTGTATTGAACCATTTAAAGGACTTGTAGAAAAATATATTAAATTTAACGTTGGAGATACAAATAAAATTCTTAAAACAAGAAAAACTGATAGGATTCATTTTGCCTTTCTTGATGGCGACCATAAATATTCAAGTCTTAAATTGGAATTAAACTATGTTTCAAAAACACAAGAATCAGGTGATATTATAATTGTTGACGATTATTCTATTCCTGAACTTGGAAAAGCAACAGATGAATTTTTAGAAAATGAAAGTTATATTTGGCATATTTTAGAAGGAAAAGTAGGTCCAAAAACAAGAAAATATGTATATTTAAAGAAGAAATAATCAAACAAGATTTAATTTCATACCATGACATGTTTTATAAGATAAACGATGAAATTGTGATATTCCATATTGTTTTATACCATTAATATGAATTTTTGCTCCATATCCTTTATTTGAGCAAATATTGTATCTATCATTTAATAGTGGGTGTAATTCACATAATTCTTTTATATAACGATCACGAGCACATTTTGCAAGTATAGATGCTGCTGCAATAGATGCGTATTTATCATCACCTCCTTTTACAGTTGTATGGTCTATTGAACCAAGTGTGTTGTCATGAAAATATGTATATTCTTGAAAGTAATTACCATCAACAATTATGAAAAAATTATTTTCGATACCTATACGTTCTGTTACATTTTTTATAGAATTATGCATACTTTCGATGGTTGCTTGTAATATATTAATGGAATCTATTCTTTTTTCATCATTATAAAAAACATTCCAAGCAATTGCGTTTTCTTTTATATATGATTCTTCTTCTTGTATTTTTTTTTCGCTATGAAAACGTTTACTATCTTTCATACGTGAATAATCAAATCCTTCTTTAGGCAATATAACAGCAGCTGTGTAAACTCTTCCAAATAATGGCCCTCTACCTGCTTCATCTACACCTATTTCCATTACACTTTGGTCATTTTTATAAAATGGTAATATATCGCTCATAATCATATTAATAATTAATATTTTAATATGATTACAATATTAATTTCCTAGCATATATCATATGAAAGGTTTCAAATTTAAGTTATATCACCTCCAAGTATTTTTAATTCTATTGTTGGCACTCGTTCTTTGTTCATTTTTAGGTGGAAATTGTGGAATGGAAGGAATGGAAAACGCTAACCATAATCACGATGTAAAAGATGAGAACAATCTCCTTCAAGACCCAATTGTAAAAGGACAACGCGGTCAAGTTGAAAGAAGCACAATTAAATCTACAAACGGTTTGAAAAATCAAACAACAAATGCGGAACTTAACGGAGAAACAAATTTTGAGTTAAATAAACCATCAACATCCATGGGTGCTATTCCAAAGAGTAGTATTCCTTCTGGAAGTGAAGATTTATATGTATTAAGAAGTGAAGTAGCAAGTTTATTGAATAACCAATCCGTTCCACCTTGCCCTCCATGTGGAAGATGTCCTGAACCATCATTTAGTTGTAAAAAGGTTCCAAATTATAACAATATACATAACGAAAATAATATATTGCCTAAACCGGTGTTATCCGACTTTAGCACATTTGCGATGTAATAGAAATAAAATGAAATTTATATATAAATATATGAAGATTTCATTTATTACAGGAATAACTGGACAAGACGGTTCATATTTAGCGGAACTTTTGTTAAAAAAAGGATACAAGGTATATGGTATTGTAAGAAGAACATCTTTGTTGTTTTCACACACTCGAATTGATCATATTAGAAACGATTTAAATATAGAATATGGTGATATGAGCGATGGTTCTTCTTTAACAAATATACTTACAAAAATCGTTAAAGAAAATCATGGTTTTGAAGTATTTGAGATATATAATCTTGCTGCGCAGAGTCATGTAAAAATATCATTTGAGATACCTGAATATACATCTATTATTGATGGTATAGGAACATTAAAGATACTTGAAGCAATTCGAACCTTTACTGAAAGTGACCAGAAAAGAACACGTTTTTATCAAGCAGGAACAAGTGAAATGTATGGACGAGTTCTTGAAACACCACAAAAAGAAACAACACCATTTAATCCTCAATCTCCGTATGCGTGTGCAAAAGTATATAGTCATTTTCTTGTAAAAAATTACAGAGAAGGGTATGATATGTTTGCCTGTAACGGAATTTTATTTAACCATGAAAGTCCAAGAAGAGGGGAAAATTTTGTTACTATGAAAATTGTTAACGGTGTAAAAAAAATATTAAATGAATGGGATAGTGATTATGTTATATCACTTGGAAATATAGATAGTAAGCGAGATTGGGGTCATAGCAAAGATTATGTTAATGGTATGTGGTTGATGCTCCAACAAGATAAGCCAGATGATTATGTATTAGCTACAGGCGAAACGTATAGTGTTAGAATCTTTATCGAAAAGTGTTTTAAAAAGTTTAATATTGATATTGAGTGGCGTGGTAAAGATTTGGATGAAGTTGCTTACGATGTAAAAACAAAACGCCAATTAATAAGAATAGATAAAAAATACTTCAGACCATGTGAAGTAGATTTATTATTAGGAGATCCAACCAAAGCAAATAATATATTAAAGTGGAATAGAGAGTATAATTTTGAACAATTAATTGATGATATGTTCGTATAATTTTTAAAATTTATACTATTAAATTTATATTTTCATCAAACATTTGTTTAAATATGAACTGACACATTCTTAGACAACAACTTGCTGAAGCACCTGAATGTCCTTGGTGATGCCACAAATCATGAATTCTTGAAATTTCTGGTCCACTTGAAAACATAAATCCGTTACTACCTGAAAAGTTTCTTACATATTCAATAATATTCTTTTCTGTGAGAAGACTTATAACAGCTTCTTTAACCATGGGAACTTCATAACTCCAAACACGATCTTCTTTATCATAATTAGAATAGTATTTGTTTACATGTTGTTCAGCAATTTTTTCCATATTTTTTGTGTATTCGTTAATAATTGTCATATTTATTTCTATTGAATGCCAATAGATAAATTCAATTTTAAATCTCATTATCTATATATGAATAACGAGATTCCGTCTATAATAGGTGAAGGAACATATGGATGTGTCCATAGTCCTCCTTTGTTTTGTCATGGAACAAATAAAAGAGACATAAATAAAGTTTCTAAATTAATGTATCCCGATGACGGTACAAAAGAGATGCGTGAATATGTTTTAATTGATAAGGCTGATGAAAAAAAAAATTTTTATCTTGGAAAACCTTCAATATGTATTCCTGGATACGAGGAAAGTAATTTAAGAGCAATAAAAAAATGTCATATGGCTAAGGATATAGACTATTATCCAGGAGGTGAAAAATTATCGTTGTTGTTAATGGAAAATGGTGGATTAAATTTAAGAGATTTTAGTAAAAAATTCCAAAAAAACCCAGTAACAAAAGAAAACAAAGAAAAGATAAATGATTTTTGGATAGAATGTCATCGTTTATTTATGGGTTTAATTTTATTTTCTAAACGCGACATTATTCACCATGATTTAAAGGCAGGAAATATTGTTTATAATCAAGAAAAAAATAGAATAAATTACATAGATTTTGGTTTAATGAACAGCAAAAAAAAAGTAATAAAAAAATGTAAAAAAAGTAGTTATTGGTTAGCAAACCCGCATTGGTCATTTCCGGTTGAGATGGAACTTTTAAATAAAAAAACCTTTAATTACTATTGTAATACTAGTGATGATAATAAGACTAAATTTATTAATAAGTTGGGTAGTTTAATTAATAATTATTCATCAGATAAACAAGTAAAATCAATTCGAACATTATATTCAATCTCTATTAGGAAACCAGATAAATTTCACGTATTAAATGTAGGGAAATATCTTGGAGAATATCTTGAGACCTTAAAATATGTTAATGATGATAAAAAATATGAAGAATTTTTAAAGAAATCAGTTTCTACAATTGATAGTTTTGGTTTAGCATGTGGATTAATGGATGCGTTATGTGATTTAGATAAATTTATGGACCCAGATTTTGTAAAAGATTTGGCGTCTGTTTTTATGATGATGCTTCATCCAAATATTATGAAACGTGCTGATATAAATGACGCAACTAACTTATTTGAAGAATGTATAAGAAAACATCTTTTAAAACATAGAAACCAACAATTTAAAAAACACAAGATTGTAAAAGAAACCAAAATAACAAGCATATTTGATAAAAATATAGAAAATTTAAAACAATCTTCCATAGCAGTAAAATCAAAGAAGGAATTGGAAGAATTAATGGTTTCACCAAAATGTCCCGACAATAAAGAACTAAATTCAATCACGGGAAAATGTGTAGTTAAATGTGCGAATGGTTACAGTCGTGATAAAGATTTTAAATGCAAAAAGAATAAATTAACAGATAAAGATTGTCCAGAAGGGAAAATACTAAACCCAAAAACAAACCGTTGTATTAAAAAACCAGCTACTAAAAAAAACAAGGTATGTCCAGAAGGGAAAATACTAAACCCAAAAACAAACCGTTGTATTAAAAAATCAGCTACTAAAAAAAAACGAAATTAAATAATATATATTTAATTTTGAAGACATAAAAAATATTATAATCCAAATATAATATTTTTTAATTATTTCATTTCGACACATTTATTATCAATAACCATAGATTCGCATTTAACATTATCAGGAACTATATGAACAACACCTTTACTTTTTACCTTATGTATAGGTTCTGTACATCCAGTATGTTTCTTTTTAGTTTTTTTAAGTTTAAACAATTTCCCTTTTTTCTTACCACATCTTGCTCTAAAATGCTCATATCGTTCTCTAACATCTTCGTAAGTAAGACCTGATTGTTTATTAAGCATTTTATTAATAAGTTCATGAAGATTGTAAACATACATACTGAAAGTTTCTCTATTTTTCATACATTTATTTGTTAATGGAAGTTGTTTAAAATTTGTAACTAGATTAATTCTACAATATTTACATGGCAATACATATTGAAGGTTCAATATAAAATTTTTATAATTCTTTTTTTCTTGACTGGTTGGTTCTGAAGGATAATTAAAGCTCATCGTATGTAAATAATGCCATAAAGTTGGTCCCCAAACATTTGTAAGCATACCGTCTCCACTATGATAATGTTCTTTGTTATATACCTTTTTTTGTGTCCCACCTTTTATTTTAGTTTTTAAATTCTTATTTTTTAATAAACGATTTTTAACTGTTTTATTAGATGTCTTCATACATTATAGTTAGATATTATAGTAAATTCATTATATATTTAAAAATAGAAGAATCTTCTATATTTTCTACAACATCTGTTGTTTTATTTTTTTTATATATTTCACATATTTTTAAATAATATTCTCTATCCGTTATGAAGTCATTTTTTTCTATATTAACAAGTTGTCCAACCTTATTTCTAAATAACATATTATATTAAATAATATATTACCTTTAATTTATTTAAGAATAATGATTTAATATCTGCAACTAGTATATGAAGATTCTTGGAGTTAACTTAAAAAATTTACTTAATTCTTTCAAAAAAATAAATACAAAATTAGTTTTAATAATATTAGTAACACTTTTATTGATATATATTTTAAATTATTTATTAAGAAAACGCGAAGGTATGAATCCAAATAAAGAATATGTAAATTCAAACAATACAGAAAATCCAGAACCAAGTGATGCTGTTCTTTATTTTTTTTACGCTGATTGGTGTCCTCATTGCACACGCGCAAAAGAAGCTGGAGGGCCATGGCATACATTTAAATCAAGACATCCGGATGGAAGGGTTATAAAAAATAACACTACAATTGATATAAAAGAAGTTGATTGCACAGACGGGGAGACTAATAAATCTATGTTAAAAGAATATAATGTAAAAGGTTATCCAACAATATTGATTGTAAAAAATGGTAATCATTATTTATATGACACAAAGCCTGACCCTGATAGAATTGAAGAATTTATTGATAAAGTTGTATAATTTTAAATATCATCAACTGTTTCTTTATTTTTATCATGATTATCATGTAATGATTCTAAAAATCCTTTTGCTATTTCCTCCCCCTCCAATATCATATTTTCACGATATTTTTTTTCAAAAAAACATCCATGTATTGTATCGGTATCAGTTAAACCATTTTTATCACTTTTTATTTCTATAGGTATTTCATATTTTATTGTTTTATTTATAATATTATTACTTGTTTTATCAAGAGTATTCATTAATTTTTCAATAAATATATACGCATAACTTAGTATAGTTGACTCTTGATTTATAACAACAGGTTTTAAATTTGTATATGTATTTTTTATACCAATTAACTCTTCTTCTTTATAATCAGGGTTCATTTGTTTAAAATAACTAATTGGATAGTTATTAATAATACCACCATCAATTAAGCATTTATCTTCATGTTGAATAGGGTAAAACAATAATGGAATACTCGATGATGCGGCGATTGCTTTATATACAGGCATATCAGGTTCTGTTTCATAATTAATACAATATTCTTCAAAATTATTATTTATATCACATGTCATAAAATTTAATTTTATTTGTCTTTGTTCATAAAACTCTTTCATAGTAATATCAGGAGATAATCCATCTGAATGAAATAATGGTTCAAGCATATGTTTTATAATAACAGCACCGTCATATACACCTTTTTTAGAATATAAGCTAAATATGTGTTCCGTTGATAGAGTAAATAAATGTTCGGATGGTTTATTAATTACATATTTTTTAATTTCATCATAACTTACTGTTTTTAGACTAATAAATAAAGCTACCATACATCCTATAGATGTTGAGTATATACTTTCTATTTCTTCTCTTTTTATAAATTCATTCTTTTCAACTTCTCCCAAAATACCAAAAGAATAAAATCCCCATGGACCACCACCAGTAATTACAATATGTTTTATTGTCATTATAATATGTTTTATGTTAAAAATATTATTCTAACTTATTATTATGACATCTATATTTGATTTAAACAAACTTAACGAAGAAGAATTTGGAGAAAAAATAGACATAGACGAGTTATATGAAAAGAAAAAAAACTATGACCTAAATAAGCTTTCTATATACAAAAAATTACTTGGTAGAATACACGTTCGAATAAAAACTACATCAAGACAAAATGTAGACAATCAATATTGTTGGTATGTTGTTCCTGAAATAATAATAGGAGTTCCAAAATATGACCATGGCGCATGTATTGCGTATTTGCTAGAAAAATTACAAGAAAATGGGTTTATTTCGAAATATATACACCCTAATCTTCTTTTTATAAGTTGGAAACACTGGGTTCCAACATATGTTAGAGATGAAATAAAGAAGAGGACCGGTGTTTCTGTAGATGGTTCTGGTAGTGTTGTAAATAAAAGCGAAAATTACGAAAAACAAAGTGACCCATCAAATCCAAACGCATTTATTGTAACGTCTAATAAAAAGAATGAAATAAATATGAATAATAAATTTTCAAAACCCAAACCGTCTTTTAAATCAACCAACGCTTATTCTCCTATGGGTATATATAAAGAAGATCTTATGAGACCATTTAAAAAATAAAATCAGTAATTTAAACAATTAATAACAGATTCACTTATTAATTGTTAATTATAAATAATTTACTTACGTTGTTTGCGGCTTTGTTTTTGCTTTCTTGATTTCATGCCATGATGAGTACCTTTTTTATTTTGTTTCTTTCCACCTTTGCGTGTTTGTTTTTTCATTTGTTTTTTCATTTGTTTTTTAGATTTCATTTGCTTTGAGCGTTTTCCACCAGTAAAAGTTCTACGAAGAGTCATTCCCATTATAATATACGTAAATATAATATTTTATATTAGAATAAAAAATTATTCGTTGTTATATTTAATTATAGCTTCACGTAATTTTTCAAATTCTTCAACACCCTCTTGAAATTTCGTTTCACAATCAATATACATAGATGTAATTATTTCACGTGTTTCATTTACAAGTATTGTTAAATTATATTCTCGTTGATGACCAACAAGATTATCAATATTCTCTAAATCATTTAATTTTGGATGAATTATTATTTTATTTTCATCAGTAAAATAAAACATTTTTCTAAGTATTTCAATAAGACTTTCGTATTTTTTATTTACATCATACAACATATTTTGTATAAACGCAGCATAATTCATTAGTTTGGTTTGAACAGAACCACTCTCTATAGATTTAGATGTTAATGTTGCTGGAACTCTACATATATCACTTGAACTAAAATCAGTAAGTTTTATTTGTGAAAATTTAGTAAGTTCTTCTTCACCGTCGTAATCTTTACCAGTAAATGTTTTATAAAATTGTTTTAATATTTCCTTTTTCTTTTCTTTACTCTCTTCGCTCATAACATATTTAGGTTTAAATTCTGTTTGTGTTGTTGAATCTTCTCCAGAAGTTCCGCGTAAATCATAATTAAACATATCACTAAATAGTTTATCAAATGCTTTAAAATCAATTTGATTCATACCAGGAGAACATACTCCTTTTGTATTATCTTCAATAACAACAGGAGGTTGTTGTTCAACATTATCAGTTTGTTCCATTACAGGAGCAGGAGGTTGTTGTTCAACATTATCAGTTTGTTCCATTACAGAACTTGATTGTTCCACTACAGGTTCCACATGACCAGGTTGTTCTACTACATGTTCCACCGGATCAGGTTGTTCCACTACAGGTTCCACCGGAACAGGTTGTTCCACTACAGGTTCCACAGGACCAGGTTGTTCTACTACAGGTTCCACAGGACCAGGTTGTTCTACTACAGGTTCCACAGGACCAGGTTGTTCCACTACAGGTTCCACCGGAACAGGTTGTTCCACTAGAGGTTCCACAGGACCAGGTTGTTCTACTACAGGTTCCACAGGACCAGGTTGTTCCACTAGAGGTTCCACAGGACCAGGTTGTTGTTCTTTATTTTTAAAGAAAGGTTCACTATTCATAAAATCACCTCCTGGAACATTTCCACCTTCTTGTTCATATTGGATATTTTTATACACAGGTAATAGCTGTATAAGAGATCTTATTCGTTGAAAACAAAATCCATTAAATACATCACTCATAATAGCATCTTTTTCTTTCATATTTTTTTTCATACTGTCAGGTGTATCATCGTTTATACCATATAAAGAAAATAAATCAGTATTTCCATTATCAAACTGAGGGTCAACTGTTTTTACAATTGCAGCATATAGATGTGCTATTTTAATATAAAATTTAGCGATACTTTGGCAATATTGTTTTTTCAAAAACTTTTCACGTTTTTTCATATGTTCTTTGTCTTTATGAACAACAATTGCTACATCATTTGTTTCTTTTTGATTTATTTTTTCACCTTTTGAAGTTTTTTGAACAAGAACATCAACTTCATGCATCTTTACTCTGTCTAAAAATAATTTACTTGTTATTACTTCAACCTTTCTACAATATTCTTCATCAAGTAAAGCTTCCATGTCTGGTATACTTAAATTAGTTATATAATTCGCAGCAACTTGGTTAACCTTTTCTATTATTTCTTTGGTTGATTCTAAATTCTCTTTCTCTAATTCTTCGCGTCTTCCTTCAAATGAGTCTGTTGATGACATATTATTACCCATAATTAATATATATAAATGATATAAAATAAAATTGATATTTTAAAATATTTACTTTTCATACATAATGGATATGTCGTGTAAAAAGACAAAAAAAAATAAAAATCATGAAACCAAAAAACATATGTGGAATATGTTTGAAAGTGAAATCGAACCAGATAAAAAATCACAAATAGAATGTATTTATAGAAAATCAGGAGAAAGAGAATTTTGTGATATTTGTAGTACAAATTTGGTTTACAACGAATCTGGATTTTTATGTTGTTTAAATTCATCATGTGCGATTGTTTATACAGATATGATTGATCAAGGAGCCGAATGGAGGTTTTATGGAGCTGAGGATACTAATGGTGGAAATCCTACACGTTGTGGAATGCCTATAAATCCGTTATTAAAAGAATCATCATATTCATGTAAAGTAATGGCAGGAAATACTTCTAGTTACGAGATGAGAAAGATAAGAAGATATACTGAATGGCAATCTATGCCTTATAAGGAAAAATCACAATATGATGAATTTCAACGTATAAATATGATGGCACAACAGTCCGGTGTAAGTAAGTTAATAATAGATAATGCTATTATATATCATAAAAAAATATCAGAGCATCAAACATTTAGAGGAATTAATAGAGATGGAATAATAGCAGCATCAATATACATATCATTTAGAATAAACAATACGCCACGAACAGCTTCTGAAATAGCACGTATATTTAATTTAGATAAAACAAGTGCTACAAAAGGATGTAAAAATGCTTGTTCAATTATAAACACAATTGAAGCAGAAGATACAGAAAAGACAGTTTTATGTAAAACCGGTCCACAATCATTTATAGAAAGATATTGTAGTCGTCTTAATATAAATAATGAATTAACAAGACTTTGTATGTTTGTAGCAAAAAAAATACAGGATACAAATTCTATACCAGAGAACACACCGAATTCTATCGCAAGTGGAATTGTTTATTTTGTTTGTCAAGTATGTGATTTAAATATTTCAAAAGGAGATGTTCATAAAATAAGTGAGATTAGCGAAGTTACAATAAATAAATGTTATAAAAAATTGTGTCTTATTCAAGAAACTTTAATACCAAAATCAATATTATTAAAGTATAACAAATAAAAAATAATAAAATATAAAAGTAATGGATATAAATTTACCACCTGATATTGTATTTTTAATACCATATCGTGATCGAATTCCACAAAAAGAGTTTTTTCTTAGATATATGAAATATATACTTGAAGATTATGAAAAAGATACATATAAAATTGTATTTTGTCATCAACAAGATAAAAGAACATTTAATAGAGGTGCTATGAAGAATGCTGGATTTAATTACATAAAAACAACATACCCTGAATATTATCAAAAAATAACGATGGTTTTTCATGACGTCGATTGTGTTCCATATAGAAAAAATTTATTAGATTATAAAACATCATATGGTAAAATTAAACATTTTTATGGTTTTGAACATGCGTTGGGTGGTATAGTTTCTATATCATGTTATGACTTTGAAACAATAAACGGATTCCCAAATTTTTGGGGATGGGGATTTGAAGATAATGCTTTACAAAATAGAATTACAAATAAAGGAAAATTTATAAGTAGAAAAAATTTTTTTAAAATAGGTGATAATCGTATTCTTCATTTATTTGATACATTTAAAAAAGAATCGGATGAAAATATTCCACAACAATTTGTAAGTGATAATGGTGAAACAGGTATTAACACATTAAAAATAAACAAGACATCTATTGAAAAATTAGATATTATTATTCCTCATATTATTTTAAATATTAATGATTTTAATACGGAAACAGAACATAATGAAAACAACATAATTCTTAAAGACATTAGAGAAGATAGTGCTAATTATATAAATACAAAAAATGTAAATAAAAGTAAAAACCAACAAAACCAATCTGTTATCAAAACAAATCCAACAACACAAACAAATAAAAATAATAATATGATTTTCAATAATATTCCATCAAGAAAATGTGAATTAAAGAATGGAGCATGTAATGGAAATATTTGTGAAAATACAAATCAAAAAATGGTTATTGTAAGAGATAATGTTAATTTAATTGAAAATAATAACACAATTAAATCAAATACTGGTTATAAAAAACATGGACTGTTTTCTTGGAGAAGGTAATAACTACAATTAAACCTAACTAGAAAAAGTAAGGGTTATCATAACAAAACGAATATAAAAATCCTACACCAAATAATATTGATCTATGAATGACATATTCATTTAATGGAAATAATAGGGGACCATACAAAACAAGTAATAATTTTAATCTCCTCCCGTCTAATGGACACGTGGAAAACGCATACAATATAGTAAGTGCTATTGTCTTCAAATATATCCATTTATGGTCTGCGTCTATCAACTTCATATTTTTTACTTTCCATTTTGAAAAATTAAATGTTATTAGCATTAAAATTATACCGATTAACGTTATATAATCATAATTTGTTTTAAATGGTCTGCATACTTCTAATAATATAAAAATATTAATAAACATAAAAAAAGCAACACCATAGTTATTAACATAATAATTATTATAATTCATGCCATAAATTAATATAAAAAGGCTAATAATAACAATAATACACTTTGATAAGTAACGACCTATAAATTGTTTTTTATAAAAAATGATAGAGATTAATGTGATTATTATGAATAATAACAATAAACTAATATTTTTATTATTATTTATCATCAACGATAGAAATAAACTAATAAATAATACAAAAAAATCAGGTATATATCTGTATGTATTAGAATTAAACATATATTATATTAAAATATTATTTTGTTTTTTAACATGATATTAAACATTATTTGAAGCAAATTTTATATGATGATTAAGATTTTTTAAAATATGTTCAAGTATATCTTCACTAATTTCTCCTTCCATGTTGTTTCTTATTTCCATTTCAAGTGGGTCACGTCCTCGAACCTTGCGGAAATGTTCAATCTTTGAATTAATAAGTTTTATATATGGATTATAATCAAACTCCGGTTCAGGTAATTCCATAACAATTTGAAGAGGTTCTGTTATTTTTTCATTTTTATACCATGGATGTCTATTTTCTGCTACAGAAACAAATTCACCACATATTTCTGGTTTTTTAAATTTATATTTTTTCTTAAGTTCCTTTGCGAATTCATCTAAACTACTATTTTCATCACTTGATGATTTACCACCAGGTGATTTAGAAGAAGTAGGAGAAGGAATTGTTGTAAGAGACTGTATATCTGTATTTTTAGCATCTGGTGCGTTTGATGTTCCACATATAAAAATAGTATGACATAACCACTCCCAACACCCATCTTCTTCATCTTTTTCTTTGTTATAAATTACTTCTTTAAATTTAATAAGAACTTTATCCTCGATATCTGGACTAATTTCCATAAGTCGGTCGAATTCTTCCTTGTATCTATTTAATAATTCAATAGGAGTATTTTCACGTTCTATTGGACTTTTTGCAAGAATTACTGTTACATTTCGAACAAATTTTCCCCATGATATAGCACTTACTCTATGACCTTCATTTAATTCAGTAATCTTAAGAAATTGTTGAATTGTTGTTAATATTCCTGCTATAATATTAATTCCTCCAATAAGCATCTGTGCCATTACTTTATATTCGGGTGGGAATCTCTCTTGAGCAAAATTTGCTGTTCCTGTTATAGTTGACATGATAATAACAGGTATAGTGAACCAAGCATTTCGAAAACTATAATTTTTATATGATTTACTATGCAACCATCTATAACACATAGCTTTGTCTGACCATTCAATAAATACATTTTCGTGTTCTATTGTCCATCCATTAAGTCTCTTTTCGTCAATCTTGACATTATTTTGTGATAAATCTGAGCTCATATACAATATATTTATAATAAATTATATGTTTAATATATTATATTATGACAATTGATAATCTTAGAAATGAATTTCGAGAAATTATACAAATATTAAATAATGTAAAAACAAAGTTTGATAACATAAATGTTAAGATAAAAAAACTAAAAGATGTCTACGATGACCTAACAAATACAAATCACGACCCAATATATATTTTTGGTTTAGATTTTTTAAATTTTCAATACAAGATATTTCACAACCAGTATAAAAACTTAATTGATATGATAAAATTAATAAATAATCGTGTATACGGTGATTACTATAAATTATGTGATTTAATTATAGATTACGTAAAAGAAAAAATAGATGATAAATTAATTTTAGCAAGTGTACAAAGTGAAGATACAGAACTTCCCATATATAAAGACCTTGACGAATATGTTGATTATAGTAGTGAAATATTATTAGGAGTGAACGCAAAAGTATTAGGTATATTAAAAAAGCTTAATTCATTTTGTATGAATAAAGACAAAATAAGTGAAAAACATCTTAAATTGTCTCAAAGTGGTTTCTTTTTAGATAATTTTTTACATAGTTTTGAAACGAATAATAATATAATAAAAAATCAATTAGATTTATATGTTAAAAATATAGAATTTTTTAATAAAAACCATAAGATGATGTTAACTAATATATATGATAAAATATGTGACTTATATAATGAAATGATAGGTAATATAGAATTTGAAGATGATGATACTGATAATGGAACAATTAATGAAATTAGCGAAGAAAACTCATTAGAAGATAATTTTGTTAATAATGAATTTATTATTTCTGGTGATAATGAAGAGGACGAGAACGACGATAATATACAACATAATAAAATTGTTGAAAAAATAGTATTTGACTAATTATTATTTATAATAAACATCATGATAATGAAAAAATTTTTCTGTAGTATTACTATCAAAACTATTTGTTACGGTTATTTGTTTATTATGTTTAACACGATTAACACATTTGTTTTTTTTATTTTTCCATGAAAAATAATATAACATCAAATAAGACGAATCACCCATATAATAATATATGATTTTATGTATTACAATAATTATTAATGGAAAATATTATATAATAATGTTTATTATATAATAATGTATGTAAGTTTAGAAATAAAAATAATAATGTGTATCATGATATTCACAACATACGTAGAAATTACTAAATTTATAAATTCTATATAACTAAATTTAGTTTAAAGTGTTGTTATATAGTTACTTATAAATATATTATTAATGGAAAATCTTACTATAGAACAATTATTTACTGTTGATATCGAAGATTATCACAATTATAATTTTAAAAAAAACATTTCTAATTATATTGACGAAACAACTATTAAGGACAGAAAAAATTTTTTTAATTTAAGATATATTGATAACATACTACCAAACGAGCTTATAAAAAAAATATATAATTTTTGTAATGATGGATTATGGAAAATTAATCATGGATCGTCTAAAAAAGGAACAAAAGAAACAAAAGTATACTTTTTTTCATTAAATGTCTACAATAATATTTATTTTAAAGAACTATTTTATAAATTAATTTTACCAGTATTAGATATATCAAATAAAGAAAATATTATAATTGATCGTGCTTATGTTAATGGACATCAATATGGAAACCCCGGACATTTTCATAGAGATGGTAGGACTTCTACAAAAAATTCTGGTCCAACAATAATGGTCTATATAAATTATTATTGGGAACCAACATGGAACGGTGGGACAAAGTTTATGATAGAGTTGGAAAACGATAAAAAAGAATATTTAACAATAGATTTTGTTCCAGGTAGAATCGTTGTTTTTGATCCTCATATAAGTCATTGTGCGCTTGATACATCTATATATACAAAAAACGAAGGAATTACTCGTATGACATTAGCATATCATACTATTTATAAAAACAACTGTTGACGCTGTGCCTTATATAAACTATATGTTGTACTTAAAGGATTAATAAATCTAAACATATACAACAAAAATATAACATATGTTATAATCCACTTGTATTTATATTTTGGGTAAGATATAAAAGTAATTATTATAGATATAATACTAAATATAAAGAATAACTGCAACATGAATGTAATATTTTCTATAACACGTTTTACCTTCATACCCTGAGTAAAATCATTATGTAAAAACTGAAAAAATGCCATTCCTGATTTTCCACTTGGTTCAAAAAAATATTCATAAAAACTCTTAGAACCACCCCATTTCATAATAACATCTATAATGTGTTGAGGTAAAAGATATATCAAAAACATTTTTGTATAACATTTATATGAATAAAATGGTTTGTAATCAAGATCAGTAAGCGAGTAATCCCAAATACCATCATCAATAACATTATTTACTTGTTTTATAATATTAACATTATCAGTTGATTTTATATAACACCCACCTCTTGAAAGCCTTAGACTTACTTCTATTATTATATCACCTCTATATTGAACATTACATACACCCGTATATCCTTTCATGTATTCATTTACCCAATCAACAATTTTTTTAGGAGGTTCATTTGATGGACTAATATATTTCCAATCATCAATAAATCCATTTTGTTTGTCACTATAAACACTTGTCATTTGATACATTATTTTACCACCTACCATAAGAAAATCTGTCATCGTTTCACGAGCATCTATAAATTCTGTCCACATCATATCCTCCTTTTCTAAATGTGGGTGTAATTCATCAAATTCTTTTATTTTAAAACAATCTTTACTTGAAGCACTTTTATGTCCCCATCGAGGTTTTATAAAAATAGGATATTTAACATTAATTCGCTTACCTATATTTTCCAAACTCCCACATTGTATATTTTGTGTTTTCGCAATAAATAATTTATCATAAATAAAGTTGTGTTTTGGATATTTGTTATATGATGTGCTATCATACATAGGAAGATTTTTAGTAAAATGAACCTTATATGGGTCTAAATATGGGTTAAATATACAAAGCTTTTTGCACCAAGCATCATCATATTCCAATATTTTTTTAACAACAGATACTTTCTCTTTTGTTTCAATTGACATAATATATGTTAACAAAAAAGAAAATGTTATAATATCTTTTCATATAGTTATTTATTATCAATTTTTAATAATTATTCCTTTTTTTACATCTAACTTACCTATATTTTCTTCACTTGTTGGGTCATAAACATTATTATTACCATCAATATAATAAATGTTTCCATCAATAAGCATTTCTTCAACTGATATCTGTTCTGGTTCCTCATCAAATGGTATGTCTAAAAATGTTTGTTGAATAATATCCGCATTTTCTACATCAATACCATTAGATGCTTGTATAAGAGCATCTGACATATTTAATTTATTTACATTATTACATTTATCTGTATCTTTATAATTTTCTTTTTTATCTTTTACATCAAAATTTTCTGTTATACTTTTTGTAATTGTAGATACTTCATTTTCTACATATTTATTTATAGAAGTCATTATGCTATTCATTAATTTATCTATTTCTGTTTTTTTTGGTCTTCCTTTACCTTTTTTTTCTTGCTTTATTTCGACTTTTGGTTTATCATCAAGAACACAACCAATTTCAAAATGAGATTCTCTTTCCATATTATATTTTTCTTCTTTACATGATATATAATATTGTGAATTATTATTTACAAATTCTGTAATAGAATTCAACGTATCATTATCCATAGATTTTACTTTATTTTGAATCATACCATTAGTAGTATTCAAAATAAGATTTTGTAAGTTTTCTTTAATAGTTTCCATAGTTTATTGTATGAACTATAAAGTTTGTATATCCTTTTTTCAATTTTGCATAACAATTTTATTGAAACGTGTATCATATTTTTCATACATATCAGTAGTTAAAAATTCAAAAAAATTTTTATTATCTTTATTACTATTTTTCTTTTTATCAACTTCTTTCAACACAAGTGGACATTTACTATATATCATATCATATGATCCCTTTGTTTGAGTATAATTTGTTCTTGTTAATTCACGAGAACAAGAAACTGTTACAATTTCATCAGCACAATTTGCTTTTGTTGCGAATAATCCATGTAACCACCACTCATCTTTTACCCGTTCACGAAATACGTGTGGATGCATTTTAATACGTGACGCCATCATTTCATTCATTTCAAAATCCATTTGTTGAACAAAATTTACATAATTCTCAATACGACCCAAATCATTATGAACACCAAAACTTACCTGATGCATCATAAGTTTTCCATGACGCAAAATATATCTCTTATAACATGATTGTAATATAGCAAATCCCATACTATAGGCACGTTCAGCAATACAAGATATATTATGATTTATTACTTCGCTTATTAGACGTTGTCCGCTTTCTACTTCTCCACCAGGTGTATCAAGATAAAGATATATATTCTTTCGGTCATCCAACATGTTTAATTCATATATAATTCTACTTACTGATTTCTCATCAACCGGTCCTTTGAGAATAAGATTGTTTTTTGTAGTAAGTTTAATATTTTTCTGTTTATTTTCTCCAATAACAGATTGAGGAGTTAAAATAAGAAGCGCTAAAAGTATCCAAAACATAGTTGATTTGGATATTTTTATTATTAATGTTTTACGTAATTATATTCTTTTATTGTTTCTCGTATAATTTTGTTTCCTTATTTAATTTCCATATAGCTCCATACCACAGAAAACTATTTTCTTTTGTTTTCAGTTTATCTACAAAACCTGATGGAGCGTCAACATATTGTACCTGAGAATCTACCTGATTTTTAGCACCCTTTTTAGCAATCATCACCTTACCTTTACTTGTAATTCTAACACCGACATCTTTATTATCTATCTTATTCCAATCAGCTGTATCCCTTGATGATGCTCCTCTTGCTGTAATGTTAGATGGTGGTCGAGGTGGTGGTGCTGATGAAGATGGAGTTTTTGGTGGTGGTGCAGGTTTTGACATAAGCTGTTCCATTCGATTTGATGCTGCTTTTGCTGCTTCTCTTTCTATATCATGAAATGTTGGTTTTTTATTAAATCTAAAAACATCCAATCTTTCTGGAACCGGTCGTTTTGCTGAGGATTTTTTCTTGCTATTTTTTTGATAAAAATCCATAACTTCCTTTTTTTCTTTACTGTCATCTTTTAACTTTAAAAATTTTTCATAGTCAACATCAAATCCTCTTCTTAAGAAATAAATTGGATTTCGTAAAACACATTCATCTATTTCTTTCGTTTGATATTTTGGTTGTCCGTTCATTTCTTTTTCTGTTTCATCTAAACTTGTTCCTATTAGATTATTTTTATCTTTCCACCACATAATAAACGCGTACTTTTCCTTATCTTCTTTGTTTCCATTTGAACCAGGATCAGGAATTTCCAAAGTGCTGGTTATTATTCCTCCTTTTACCTTTGGTTCAGCATGTTTTGTTTTCAAAGCATTATAAACAATTGGTTTATTTTTGTCCGTAGAAATAAGTTTCTCATATGTCATTACGTTGACTGCTTTTTCACTAATCGAATCAGCATCCATTGGATGATAAGGTAATGTCCCTTTGTCTCTCCATAATTTTACACTGTCACGTGCCTGATCATGCCATAATTCCGCTTGCTTGCTTGCCGCTGTTTTCCAATCTTTTGGATTATTACTATCCGATAACCGTTTTATGTTTTTTTCTTCTGCTTGATATTTTCTTTTACTTGATGTACTTTTTCCACTTCCTCCAATATATTTATTATTTTTACGCGATATATTTGTTTTTGTTTGATTTTTTCTTGATTTTTTTAATTGCATATACATTATGTAAATAAAATAACTTATTATGAGTGATTTTATTTATTTATTATTTATGATTGAATATGATAATAGTTATTATCAATTCTTAATGGTTAAAGAAGACAAAGACCGAAGACTTAGTTGGAGTAGGCAAGACCACCCATACCGCTCATTACGCGAAGGACGTTGTAGTTAGTGGCATATACGCGAACCTTGGCGGTGTTTTGTCCAGACACGGTGGCGTTGGAAAGAACAAGTTGAAGGGTGGCGTTATCGATACGGGAGAAATTGCAGCTACCGGAAGGTTGGTGTTCTTCAGGGCGAAGAGCGAAGGAATATACGTTGATACCGGTATCAGGGGCACGTGTGTGTGCTTGGAAAGGTTGGACTTGGTCGAAGTATGTACCTTCACGTTCAGAGAAGCGGTCTTGGCCGTTAAGTTGAAGCTTGGCAACAACAACAGGGTTAAGACCCCAGCAGTGCATGTCAAGGGCAGTTTCGGCAAGGACGAATGAAGCGGCATCAGATACAGAAGTGGTGGTGTCGGCGGCGGCGGCGTTGGCGGCTTGAGCAGCAACGGAACCGTCGGCAAAAAGACCAGACGCGTTGATTACATTACCATCACCGGCATCAGTTGAGAAGGCCATCATAGAGTTAGGGAGAGCATCAACGGCATCAGTGTAGTTGAAAGGTTGGGCACCAAGGGTATGGAAAAGAGCATTACCATCCTTGAATGATGAGCAGTAATCAACGTTGGCATCAGGTTGGACAACCCATACAAGCTCCTTACAAGGGTGGTTGAAGTTGAGCTTGATCTTGTTGGAAGAAGAACCAACAGATTCATCACCGGTGAATTGGAGTTGTTCGATTAAGTATTCGTGAGGGTTTTGTGCCATTCTGCGACGTTCATCGGTGTCAAGGAAGACGTAATCAACGTAAAGAGAAGCAGCTACAAGAGATTGAGAATAAGCGCCGGTGGCTTGCTTACCTGAGCTGTCAAGAGCATCGACAGCCCATAAGCACTCGTCAATAGGGCGAAGATCAAGGTTGATCTTTACTTCGTGGTATTGAAGAGCAATCAAAGGAAGGGCAAGACCAGGGCTGCGGCAGAACCAGAATTGAAGAGGAATGTAAAGAGTTGTTTCAGGAAGAGCTTTGCGAGGAGCACATACTTGGGCAGGAGCACCATCGGCACCGCAAGGACCATCAACATCAGCAAAAGCAGGGTCAGTTACATAAACAAGTTGGGTGGTGTGACCAATCATCTTGTTGTAACCACGTGTTTGTTCAGCACTCAAGGTAAGTTGAGTCCAGATGTGCATCCAGTCACCGTATTGACGGTCGATGCGTTGGCCACCAATCTCAAGTTCTACTTGAGAGATAAGTTGATGACCGGGGAAATCGAGCCAACGGGCATGAGAAGCAAGAGAATTGCTGATCTCAGGAAGAGTTACTTGAAGATAAGTGCGATAAGCAAGATCACCATTGCGGCTAATTGTGCATGTTACACGGCGACCGAAATCGGCTTGACCGTTGAATGTTTGCTCAATAGATTCCATTGAGAAGTTAGTGTATCTACGATAAGTCACTTTCCAGAAAGTGATCTGAGGATTACCAGTAAGGTAAACGTCTTGTGCGCCATAAGCTACGAGTTGCATTAAACCGCCTCCCATTATATACTATAGCTAAAGAAAAAAAAATCTCATTCTAGTAATTAATTCAATTAATTAATTGAATTAATTCGTTTAAATTAATGTTCACCCTTTATACATTTTTCTATTGATATATTATCTTTTACAAACTTATTTAGGTAAGAATCAAGAAATATTTTTTTATCGTTATGATGTTTTTTCTTAAAAACATAGCTTTCTCCATTTTTAGTTATTGTCCATCCATCTTCTAAAGCATTATAAACAAAAACCATTTTTTGAAATTTATTTATTCCTATATTTTCAATTGTATCATTTCCTATATATGAGTCCATAATATATTATGGAAAGTATTTTAGGTTTTTAAATTTATTGTAACTTTTAAAGTATAAAGATTCAATAATATATATTTTTAGATGCCATCATTTAAACCGAAAACAAATAAAAAAATATTAGTTGAACAAAATAAAACGGTTACTCTTGATTCAAAACATCAGGAAATAATGGAATCAATAAGTGAAATAGAAGAAGAAACAATACCAACCTTAGAAAATAAAGTTGTTACTTTAAAAATGGAATATAAAAAACTTAAAAGGTCTAATATAGATGAACGGTTAGATATAAAGGATAAAATAAAGGAAATAAAGCATAAAATAAGAATACTTGGTGAAAAAAAGAGTAATTATTTTTTAGATAATTCTAAAAATATATTTGAATATTTCGAAAATAAAAAAAATATATCAACAAATGTTAATTCTGAGAAAAGTACAAAGTTAAATAGTTTTTTTAAACTAAATGATACAAATGAGCATTTTGAAAAATCAAATAATATTGTAAAAGAATATTTATGTAAAGTAGATGATTCATTTATTGATATGAATTCATTTATTAATTCAACAGATAAATGTTCTTATTGTAATAAAGGTGAATTAATACCAGTAGATGAGGATGGTGTTCTTGTGTGTAATAATTGTTCAAAATATGTTAAATATTTAATAGAAAATGAAAAGCCTTCATACAAGGAACCTCCTAAAGAGGTTTGTTTTTATGCTTATAAAAGAATAAATCATTTTAGAGAAATATTAGCCCAATTTCAAGCAAAAGAAACAACCCAAATACCAGATAAGGTTATTGAAGATATAAAGTATCAAATAAAAAAGGAAAGAATAAAAAAGGAACAAATAAATAATGCGAAAGCAAAAGAAATATTGAAAAAATTGGGTTACAATAAATATTATGAACATATACCGTTTATAAAGGATATTATAGGAATAAAACCTCCGGTTATGAATCCAGAACTTGAAGAAACATTATGTAATCTTTTTATGGATATACAAAGACCATATGCTAAATTTTGTCCAGATGATAGAGTAAATTTTTTGAATTACTATTATACGGTTTATAAGCTTTGTGAGCTTCTTGACCAGATGCAGTTTTTACCTTTTTTTCCAATGTTGAAAGATAGAGAAAAAAGGATAGAACAAGATAATATATGGAAAAAGATATGTGATGAACTTAATTGGGAGTTTATACCAACTATTTAATTTTATCATATATATTTTTATTTGTTTTCTTCTTTAAATTCTTCTGTTATTATTTGATTCTGTGAGCTACATGTCATACAACATATACACATACAACATGATTGTATCCCTTTTTCACATAATATACATGTAAATAAATATGGAAAACATAACCATAAACATGGATCTCCACTAGATTTTATTTCTTCTTTAATTTCACTCATTTTATTTAAAAAAATAAAACCAAAATAACATCAATTTTATTTTGGTTGTTTAAACTTTTAATACTTTAATATGGAATACCTTTATTTATATTGTATATATCGAATAACAATCCTGAACCTAAGAGGAAAGGTATAATATTATCTGTATTTTTTTTATTTATATTTACGTCTTTATTAAAATATTTATATAAATGATATCTAAAATTTTGAAATTTTACAGGTTTATTATTCTTATAAAACATATCTGTTAAATTTGTGAATACACACCCTTTTGTCACTATCCAACTAATACATGTAAGTAACAAAAATATTATATGTAATCTTGGCATAACGATAATAAAAGGAAGAAATAGAAACACCGTAAATATATGATGAAGTATATTTAATGTTTTCCCAATATATGTATCTATCATTTCAAAACTGTTATCAATAATAATTTCAATTAAAACTAAATATATAAAAATAACTATTAGTGTACTTTTATTCATTTGATATTAACACTAGTTATTTTTTATATTTTTATTTTCCAAATATTCCTTTAATTTTTGTTTAATTTTTTCGTGATTGGGAGATATATCTTTAATGGGTATTAATGCGCAATCATTATTTTTTTTATTATTTGTTTCGCTTTTATAATATGAAATTGTTTTGTTATATAATTCATAATCTTTTATGTAATCTTCAGCATTATCAAAATAATTATTTCGATAAATTTTTGTATTACTATATGAAGTTATTTTCATAAACAAAGGATTTACAACAAATAATATAGAAATTAATGGAGTAAAAAATCCCATAATATGTTTATTGTGTTTTTTTTAAATGAGTTAAAGATATTACACACTATTTATATATACATAATATGTATGATTTACTAACGAGTATTCAATTAACCCTACGAGATATTCTTACTACAGGTAATGTGTTTTTGGATACTATTATTAGTTTTATTATTTTTTCATCAATATCTTCGTTCTCATTATCAAAATTTAATTTTAAAAATTTATATAATAGAGTTATTGGTTTGTATAATGGTAACAACTACTGTGAAATAATTATTGAAGGTAAGCAAATTGATTTTTTATCAAGATATTCGGAGAAAGCAACCTCGAGTGGTGTATATAGTGATTCGTATAGATCTATTTTTAGTTATATAACTAATAATATATTTGAGAAAGATGATATTAAATATATAAAGGAGACTTACTGTTCCCAAACACAATCAAGATATGATACTGATTATAATCATTCAAAAGAAATATATATTGTTAATAATTCAAAACCTTTTTTTATTGATGAAGATATATATTGTATTGTAGATAAAGATAGTGATTATGTAGAAGGAAGTGATGAAAAAGAAAGAGTAAAAATGGAAAGAATAATTATAAAAATTTTTTCATATAAATTAAAAATAAATGATCTACATAGATTTGTTGAAAAAATAAAAACAAATTATCTTAACACGATAAAAGAAAAAAGGTGTTTCAATAAGTATATTTATACTCTTGAAAAAACAACATATGAATCTTCGATTAACGAGTGTTGGAGTGACTGTGTATTTAAAAGTAATAGAAATTTTAAAAATACATTTTTTGAGAATAAAAATGAAATAATTGAACAAATAGATTTTTTTTTAAATAACAAAGATTGGTATGATAAAAAAGGAATACCTTATAATATGGGAATTTGTCTTCATGGATTACCTGGAACTGGTAAAACATCATTTGTAAAAGCTCTTGCGAATTACACAGGAAGGCATATAGTTCAATTATCACTTAAATTAATACAAACAAAACAAGAGCTTGATAGCTTTTTTTATGAAAAAATGTATACATGTCATAATAAAGAAGAGTGTGATTTTAAAGATAAAATTATTTTACTTGAAGATGTTGATTGTGCTAATGATATTATATTTCAAAGGAAATCTTTGATAGAAGAAAATAATAATGAGAGTAGTAAGAATAATAATATAAATATAAATAGTTGCACAATAAATAAAGAAGGTTCTTCTGTTACAACAACAGAACTCTTAGAAAAAATGAAACTTGAATCAACATCAAAAAATAAAATAACACTTGATGATATTCTTAATTTATTTGATGGTGTAAAGGAAACAAGTGGAAGAATAATAATGATGACTACAAACTATTATAATAAACTGGATACAGCTTTTACAAGACCTGGTAGATTTGATATCACTCTTGAATTAAAAAACGCAAATAAAGAAATAATTATGGAAATGTTTAAAATGTTTTTTAATAAAAAGTTTCCTAAAAAATATATAGATTGTATTCGTGAATATGAGTTATCTCCTGCTGAATTAGTAAATATATATTTAACATGTGGTAAAAAGGAAACAGATTTTATTAATATGATAATAAAAAAAAATGATATATAATCGTTTGGTATTCATTTAATTATTTATAAATTAGATGAATTTAATTTATATTATATAATTTACATTAATCTGGGGAAACCAACAAGATTAGCACCAAGACCGAATCCAGCACCAGAACGTGCGGAAACAGCCATGGAAGGGATATATGTATCAAGTATAGCAAAGGTTGCTGCGGCAGTCAAAGCCAATAATACAATTTCTTCCAATACAAGTGCTTTCTTGGGAATAACAAAAGCAGCAATCGCTACCATAAGACCCTCTACTAAATACTTAATAGCACGCTTAAACATTTCCGTGAAATCAAAAAGTTCCGTCATTATAGTAATTAATTAGAAAAAAATAATAGTGGTTAAATACACTTAAACGTAAAAAATATTACATGTATATGAGTTTTTCAAAAGAAGTAAAAACTGATTACATCGACCTTTTAGACGAAGACAAACCAATTGGTGGGCAGAAATTTACATGTGTATCATTTATTTCACCTGAAAAGATTTTAAAGGATAAGAATCTATTCTTTTTTGAACAATTTCTTAAAAAGTGGGATTTCCTAAAGTCTATGGAAAAGTTTCACCAGTTTATGAATTTTATAAGTTATAAATATAAAGTAAATTTTGATAGTATGAGCGAGGATTTAAAATCATTTGTAACTGAAGAAAAAGATAATTTATTAAAGACAACAATCGAGGATGAGTATAAGAACTTTTTGGATGAATGTGAAGAAAAAATGGAAAAAGAGTTTAATATCAAAAATAATTTCCAGACCAATACACGAGGTATTAAGGTAAGAGGTTCTTTTTCCACTCAAGAAGAAGCTGAGATGAGATGTAAGTTGTTACGCGAATCTGATCCTAATCATGATGTTTATGTTGGACCGGTTGGACTTTGGATGCCATGGGAACCAGAAGCATATAAAACAGGGCGCGTTGAATATCTTGAGAAGGAACTTAACGATCTTATGCATGAAAAAATTAAAAACGAAGAAGGGGCTAAACAGGAATTTGATACTCGTGTTCGTGAAGCAAAAGAAAAGGCTATTCAAGATAATATTAATAATTCAGAAAAATCTGGTTCTACACTTTCACAAAAAATCGATGCTTCTGGTAATCTTATTAACACAAGAGTTGTTAATTTCGATGAGATTGATGATGATGATGTTCTTGTAGGACCTACAGATCAATCAGCTTCAGTAAATATAAGATCAGAATTGTTTGAAAAGGATGATGATTTTAGAAATAAAAAGTCTGATTAAGTAAGTAATCGTTGATTATTTATTATTGATATAGGTTTAAATTTTAATATATCTATTTCATTTAGTGTTGTTGGAAAATCATCCATACCATATATGTCTTGAAGAAGCATCCATTCGAACATTCCCCCAGCATATACATAAACATTATTGAACCCGAAATTTATTAAATCTTTATATTTTAAGTATATCTTATTATCACAGTTATTTTTACCATAAATAATAATATTTTCATTAAATTTATTATTGTCTATCATATCATTAATATATAATTCTTCTTCATTAGGATTAATTGTATTTTTTATAAGATTTGATATATTTTTGTTAGAAAGTGTTGTAATAATATTATAGTTTTTATCTATAGCACATTTCATATCTTCAAAACCAACTATATTAATATTATAATTTATTTGAGATGTATTGTTTCCCATACTTTGACTTTTGATAATATGTTTAATATAATTTTAACGAGTTAATTATATTAAATTGTAACTAAAATTACATAAAAATAATATTTTTATTATTAAATGAATAATATTTTATACTTTCCTTTTTTTAAAGGTCAAACCATTAAAAATGGTATAAGAAATTATGATATTATAAAAAAATCAATACCAAATGGATATAAAATAGAAAAGTATTCTAATTTAAAGAAAGATAGCGTTGCTTATTCAGACCTTATTCACTTTTTTAAATATTTAAACTATAATAAGTATAATAAAATTATTGGTGGAGATCACTCGACGTCAATTGCTACACTTCAACATAGTGTAATAAAAAATAGAGATTTAAAGGTTTTATGGTTTGATGCTCATCCTGATATAAATACATATGAAATGTCCAATACAAAAAATATACATGGAATTCCTCTTGCTGTTGCAACTGGTCTTGAAAATAATTTTTCATTTACGAACATAAAGATCCCATTCGAAAATATTATGTATGTTGGTATAAGAAGTATAGATAAATATGAGAATCAAATTATTAAAACAAACAATATACAATATTTAACTGTAGAAAATATAATAGAATCACCAAAAGAATGTCTTGATAAAATTAAAAATTTTATAAAAGATAGTAATGTTCATATGTCATTTGACGTTGATTGTTTAGACCCTTCAATAATGTCTACAACAGGGACTCCTGTGGAAAATGGTTTGTTTATGGAAGATATAGAAAAGTTAATACTTCCAATAAAAAAACACATAATATTTAGTGAATGTCATGAATTTAATATACAAAATAATTTTAATTATAAAGATAAAATTTTTATAAAATCTTGTGAATCTTTAAATTCAATTTTTAAACTTATCTTTTAGTTTATTATAGTCATTATTAGTGATAATAATTTGATTACTGTATTCACATATAGTATTAATTGTATTGATACTATATTCATTTATTCCAACCCTTTTAAAGAACTCTTTTATTTCAAATTTTGTTTCTTTATGATTGTTTTCATTCCTCATAAGTTCTCCATTACAGTTCATTGACGTTCCAATTCTAAATTCACGAGAATCATTAAATTCACTCCAATCTCTTCCTTCGCTGAAACAGCGTGTCATAATACTTTCGGTTCTGTTTTCACACATTATTTATTATATCTAATAATATTTATTTAAATATAATAATTTCAATTTTATATAATTGTTATTTTATGTTCAATTAAATGAAACAACTATTTCTACATTTTCCTTTTTTATACTTTTTGAAGCAAGAATAGATAATTCTTCCCGTTTTTTACGTGTTTTTTGTGATTTTGTTGCTGAACCACAATCATCACCCAATTCTTTTTTACGCGATGAACTATTTCTTGAATCCATATCATCTTGTATAATTTCATAGTTATCTTGTATATACTTAACTACTTCATTTTCTAAGGCCCATTTAAAAAAATTTAATTGGCCAATCGTTGTTTGAATATAAATATCATCTTTATATGGAATTGATATACGGTCCCACCTACAAAAAGGATCAAATCTTTTTTTTGAATATGCTTTTAATTTTAACTTATAATCATTATATACTTTGAATCTAATACAAACACCACTTTCCTTTTCTATATCATAAACTGTGTAATATTTTTTAGCAAAGTTGGTGGCAAACCAATCTACAATTCTTAATGATATAGATGATGCACCGTTAATAATATTTAACATCTTTTCTACATTTTCTGGGTCTTTATAGAAAAGCATTAAATTGTTTAATAATAGTTCGTTTTGTGTCCCGTAATAAGATGACATTTGATAATATTATTAGTATTATTCTTTTAAATACTAATAACCTTTTTTTAATATTTTCAACGACTTTGTAAATTCAAATTTTTTTATGTCTGTTCTTCTACGCTGTATATTACATTCAAGACATGAAATAACCACATTATCTACATTATGACCTATATCATTATCAATCCTATCAAGTGACCATTGTTTTTTTTCAAGCGTAGAATTATATAATATTTTTAGTTCGCAACTACAATAGTGGCATGATAATTTTGATATCATTATTTTTTCCAAACACTCTTCGTATTTTATAAAGTGTTCTTCGTCTAAAACGTTCTTTTTACGGTCTTGTTGTTTATATCCGTTTATCTTTTTTTTTATTTCTGTTTGATAAATTATAGAATTTTCACAATCTTCACCTATATATATTTGATTTATACATGATCTTTGTTTATAGTGAATTACATGTGGATGTGTTGTTGTTTTTTTATCATTTAATTTTATTTTACATGCTTTTCTTATATTATATCTATTATGTTGTCCATCAATTTCTATTTTTTTACTAATGTCTTCATCACTATTATCCATAATATATATGATAAAATATATTATAACATATAATATTAAAATTGAATTTTATTTTATAAATTGTATATTAATAATAAATAATATGACTGGCATTATAATCCCACCAATAGAGTACACACGTGAATTAATTAATTCTAATTGTGATTTAGATTTTATATCAAGATGTGTATTATTACTTATTCCAGAAATTGTGAAAAAAGTATTAGAGAAAATAAGAGAAGATAAAAATAAATTATATGAAGCAAAATCACATAATGCTAATATATTGAATAATCCAAGATTTTCAAATTTGCTTAGAAATCCAATACCAGGTATGGTACCCATTACTCTAAAAGAAGAGCCTACTATTAAGAAGAGATTATTGTATGAACTTAAACCAATTGAACATTGGAAACATAAATATGGTGAAAGAAATCATCAATACGATATGTTAGATTATGAAAGTTCATATCAGGAAGTTATCAGTCAAACTATAAAAGGGTTAAAAAAAATATTTATAGACTTGAATATATACAACGAAACAAAAGAAACAAATGATATACATGATAATATTACTATTCATCATTTAATAATAGTTGATTGGAATTAAACTTAACTAAAAATATATATTATAACTTTTTATTTATCATAACTACTTTTTATATGTTGAATATCTTTTAAAGTTTCTGGTAATATAGTATTTCCTTTTTCTATATTATCAGTAATCATATTGGTTTGCTCTATAGTTGATGTAATATATAAATCAGAAAGAGGTGATACAAGTGTAAACAATAAATTTAATAATGCTCTCATGTATTTACTTTTTATCATAACAATAGATTGCGAAAGTTTGTTATACTTAACATAGTCTTTTTTCCTCTTGTTTTTTATTTTTTTTATAAATTTACTTAATCTGTATACATAATTAATAGGTATATTGTTGTCATCATCTCCCTTAAAAACTAAAGTAAAATTATCAATACTATTATCTTCATAATAACTTAACCACGTGTTTGTCATGTTGTTATATTGTTCTTCTATGTTATTAATGTTAAAATTAAATTCTATAATACATGAATTCTTAATGTTTTTATTAACAGTTTCTTTATTATCATCATTATGTATTTCATTATTTATTAAAAATGAACTCATATATTTTGTCTAAGATAAAACTTTCTAAATATATCTTTAAATTAGTTTAAATATAACTTTTTATATACATATATTATGACAAGAGGTGATAACATACTTAAATATAAAAATATATATAACAATCAACATCAAGTGTCTAAGAATATAGAAGAAGAAAAAAATGAAACTCTTACTGAAAAAGATCTGGATACATTTCTTGAAAATGAAAAATGTAAATATGAGAATGAACCGTGGAATAAACTTAATAAAACCGATAAAATAAAAAAATTGAACGTTTTTGCTGAAAATTATGTAAAGGAAAATTCTATAATAGATGAATTGAAGACAATGGAAAAATTTTTAAAGGCTTCACTTGAATCCAAAAAAATATCTAAAATAAAAGACATAAAATATGACAAATCAACCGGTCAAATATTAGAAATAAATGGTCTAAAATATGATAAAGATATAAATAGATTTATGATATTAAAATCAAATGATAATCATATTTCTACATCAAAAAATTTGGGTACACCAAAAAAAACAAAACCAAAAATAAAAAGAACTATGAAAAACAGCCCAAAAAAATGTGACAAATAGAATAGTAATATATACTTTTATATACTTTCATTTAATATTAAAATTGAAAGTATATAAAATAATTATCATATTGATAAATAAAAATAAGTATACTTATGTGTGACGATGTATTGGAATTACTGAATGTTAATATATGGCATGAAAATATAGAAAAAAAATCAAAACAACTTATTCAAATTTTAGAAAAATATCATGATGATATAATTGAATATATATTTTATCAAATTGAAGATTATGTTAAAAATTATGCCATTAACTTTTGTGAAGAAAAATTCGAAAATATGATGGAATATGATGTAATTACAATTATAAAAGAACATATACGTCATTTGTATATCCATTTTAAAGAGGAAAGTATTAAAAATAATACTTCAAGTGAAATTATATTACTAATAAACGAAACAGGTATTCTATATAATGAAATACTTGACTATGCAGCCGAATATTATTTATGTCATGCTTATCCAACAATATATAGTGTTATAATACCAAGACGTAGCTATAAAAAAAATGATGTAAGAGAACTACCAAATATTAAAGATATAAAGGATAAAATAATATTTGTAGAAAATTGTTATCAACCGGAACAAAGAACTGAAGAGTGGTATGAATTTAGACACAGTCTTATTAGTGCGAGTGATATTGGAAAAATATTTTCAACTCCCAGTTCTCTTAATCAATTAATTTTAAAAAAATGTGAACCATATAAAGTTTTCAGCGGTGGAAAAACAAATTTAAACTCCCCTCTTCACTGGGGTCAAAAATATGAACCAGTCACGGTTCTTTTATATGAAGATAAATACGATACAACAGTTGGTGAATTTGGATGTATTAGGTCAACAGATGTTTCGTGTATCGGTGCTTCACCTGATGGGATTAATATTAAAGAAACATCTCTTATCTATGGTAGAATGCTTGAGATAAAAAATGTTGTATCACGAGAAATTAATGGAATACCAAAAAAAGATTATTGGATACAAATGCAAATACAAATGATGGTATGTAATCTAAAGGAATGTGATTTTTGTGAAACAAAATTTCTTGAATATAATGATTACGAAGAATTTAAAAACGACGGAACGTTATTTGAAACAGCAGATGGTAATAAAAAGGGAATTATATTACAATTTGAAATATTAGATAACCCTGTATATGAATATAAACCTATAAATATGGATGATGAAGAATTTATTAAATGGAAGGAAATATGTATTGAAAAACATGGTAAGGAAAATTTTATAAAAGAGATATATTGGAAGGTTGTTGTATTTAGTTGTGTATTGGTTCGTAAAAATAACTTTTGGATTGAATCAGCTATTCCTAAAATAAAAGATGTATGGGATATAATAGAAAAAGAAAGAGTAACAGGTTACGAGCATCGTATACCAGAAAAAAGAAAAAAAAAGGCTATAGAAATAGATGAGTGTATGATTGATATAGATGATAATGACAATATATTAAATAAAGATATTCAACCACAAGAGCAGTTTCAAACAAATATAAATAAAATAAATGGTTTTGAAATTAAAGTGAGAACAAAATCATTCGATGAAACAAAAAAAGAAATGGATAATAAGTTAGAAAATTTTCAAATAAAATAACGTCCCTATTATTAATAAAAATATGTAATAAAATATCTCATATGAACTATATTTTTTTATATTTAATTTGTCAATAACTATTCTATGTAAGCCACCCATACTTATAAATAAAAATATTGTTCCAACAAGATATTTAAATTCGTTTATGTTTATTTGGTTTACAGCAAAAAAATGTATCATCTTATCTCTAATTTCAAATGTATTCATATTTAATATATATGAATATTTTATTGTTATTTTCTAGCGTTCTAGCAAAAAATCTATAAAAACATTATTATGAAAATATATCGATTTATAATTATATAAATATTTTCATAATAATTATAAACCCTATCTAGAGAGAATACTAGAAACAAGCATTTTATAATCTCGTTTCTCTCGTGGATCCCATGGAGGAAGCCATGTATCCGAATAACGTTC